AATGCTTTACGTTCAGTTAAGTCTGGTATGAGGGAATCAAATGTTATCATTTATCCCACGCCTTAATTGCAGTAAAGTTATTAAAACTAAACTCCATTCTATCCACTAGTTTAACTGCATCTCCTGATACTCTATCAATAGCAACATATCCTTCTGGATTAGTAACTTTAAAACCATTTGCAGTTTTAATGAATGTATCTGTCAATCCCTTAACACTATTTAGTTTACTTACAACACCCATCTTTGCATCAACCAAGTGTCCTTGGAATGCGATAATGTTTTCTAAATTCTTAGTATGTTTCTTTACTTCACGAAGATACTCAGTCTGGAGATTGGTATATTTCTCTTTACCTTTCTCACTCTTAACTTTGTCTATTTGTTTTTGGATTGCATCAAATACCCACTTCTCGTATCCTTTTGCATGTCCTTTAGGGTCAGTAATCTTTGCCCCTTGTCGAACTTTACTATTGTTGTATGTTTTTAATTGAGCGCCTGCAAGTGTACCTGTAAATACATCCTGTAGTTTTAAGAACTTGTTTAGTAGAGGTGCATTGATTCTCTTGAATGTAGAACCAGCAAGAGATAGAGATTTTGTAACCTTCTCAGTTTCAGAGGCAGTCATTGTAGCCTTACCAGATACGTCCTTGTAAGTTGCATCATCCATCCATACTGAGGAAGGTTTACTAAGTCCCTTAATATTTGCACCGAATGAGGCTTTCATTCCTTGCAAATCACTACCAGCATATGTTGTGTGCCATACGACACCGATCTTTGATGACTTGATTGTCTTACCCAAGTTTGAGTTGACATCTACTGCGTATACAATGGTGTTTGGTTGGAAGGTGTAGTATCTTACACCTTCGATAGTTGTTGTCTCAACATCTTCAGAAGTGTACATTAAGTCACCCTGTAGAACGTCTTTGATGCCCAACTTGGAAAATTCTGAAAGAGCGACTTGAAACTTACTGTTCAAAGAACCAGATAGTCCATCGTCATTAATCTCTTGAGAAGTCTTGTATAGTTTTGGTTTTGCGTTGAATACTGATTTCTTTGCAACAAAGAACTTACCATCGGCAGGGTCGATACCAGCGAATATTGCTGGAGCACCGTCCCATTTGACAGTCATATTTACAGATGTCCTTGAAGCACCCGCCAACATATCTCTTAATGAACGAACAAAGTTAATTGCTGCTCTGCCTCCTGGCACTCCGAAATTTAAAATTTCGTCTTCGATATGTTCTAGATGAAGGTTTTTCCCACCTTTGTCTTCAGTGAGATACCCAGAAAAATTTAACATTTAGCACCGTTTCCATTCATACAAAAATTATTACAATTCTATTTATAACGAAACGTACTTAGAACTTCATATCAGTGAACTTGTCATACCTTGCGTGTTGCCCTTTATCAAAGGCTGGAGTATCATCTTGTCCACTATCAACAATGTCGTGTTGCGCTTCTTGTTCACAATCATACAACTTCATTTTACTTCTGTCAATACCTACGACAAACCTTTTATTTGTACCCAAGTCATTGTAGCGATTCTTCAACTGTTTAATCATCAACTGATTGAGTCCTTCTAACTCTTCAGTAGAGATTAGTGCAAACATTAAGTCAGCAGTTGCAGGCAAACCAAACGACTCAGAAGTATCTTCTAGTCCAACATCAGAGTTTGCAAAACCACCACGAGTAGTCTGGGTTGCAGACATGATAGGCAGATTTGTTTCGACAGCAAGTCCACGAAGTTCTTCGGCAATTGCCTTAATGTAGAAGTAAGAACCTACACTTGCATTTCCCTTAAAACGAGAGGAACTACATATATTTAGGTAGTCAATAAATATGATATCTGGAGAGAAAGACTTCTTCAATGCCAGTTCTTTAATCAAACTACGGAAGTGTCCAGAGTGGGCAGATGCAGTTGGGTATTCTTTAATAACCAGTTTACCACTAGTCTTAGAATTAATCTTCTCAAGTTTAGATTCAAACATCGCCTTAGGAAGATTATGTAAATCATCCATTGAGATATTCATCAGGTTAGCATCAATACGTTCTGCAATGCGTTCTTCTGCCATCTCCATAGTAATGTATAATACATTCTTACCTTGCATCAGTGTTGATGCAGCCATGTGACACATGAACAACGATTTACCAACACCAGTACCAGCAAGGGCAATGTTCAAGGTTTTGTTTGGAAGTCCACCTTTGGTAATCTTGTTGAAATACTCTAAGTCAAATTCTAGTTTCTCTTCTTTCTTGTGATAGAACTCAAATCGTTCATCTGCATTTTCAATATAGTCGTGTCCAATGTGTTGGTCAAAACCTACTGCAAGTGCTTCAGATAGAATGGATGGAATTGCTTCTTGTGTATGTTCTTTGTCTTTGCCCTCAATTATCTGTATACCAGATAAGATTGCATTGTATACCGCTTTGTCCTTACAGAACTTTTCGGTAGTATTAACTAACCACTGCATATCAACTTCAGCTTCTTTGAGAGATTCAATAACCTCTACAACCTTCTGAAATTCAGTGCCGTTTAAGTCTTTTCTATGATCAAGTTCAATGGACAAGGTTTCCTTTGTAGCCATCGCCTGATACTTATCCATGAAGTTATAAATCTCTTCAAAGAGTATTCTATCAGTCTTGTCTTGAAAATATTCACCCTTAATGAAAGGTAATACCCTACGGGCATAATCCTCATTGTAGATTAAATTACTAAATATTGTCTTTTCTATTGTCATCGTTTGCATCTGTAAAACTACCCTCATCTATATTGCTATCAATCAAATCACTTAGGATATCACCAATGAGATTGAAAAAATCATCAGTGAAGCATTCTTTACCAAGTCCATTAGAGTCTAACAGATTCCACTCAAATTGTAAAGAGGCTTTGTCATTATTTTCGTCTTCTTCTATAGAAACTTTGCCGTATTCATATACGACACCCTGCCACATCCCTGCTTTTTCTGTAAGTCCTATTCCTGTCCAAGACTTGTCCTTGTTTTCAACATAGGTATAATACTCGCTCATATTAGACATAATGTAAATAACTTCCTATAATATATTTTGGTTTATTGATTGGTTTGCGTCCAGCATGTAGGTGTGTCCATAATGGTGGAAACATCAACATTCTCCCTGTCTTTGGTTGAACAGAAATATTGAACTGTGGAAACTCTGTATGTCCACCTTCATTGTCATCTAGATACAAGAAGAAAACCAAGAACCTTGGCGCACTATCAATACTACCCACATCAACATGATTATCAAATTCATCAATGTCATTAGGCATGTATCTTTTTAATCTAAAGTTTTCGAATGCAAACTTTGGTGGAAACATTCTTTCTGTGACATCAGAATCCTTCATATACTTATCAATGTAAGAGTAGAAAACCTCTTGAAGTTTTTCTTCAAAAGGCTTCCACTGTTCGTGAAGTTGCATAGTTACTTGTTTAAAAGAACGGTGTCCATCAAGAACAACATCCTCATGGTGTTGAGGATATCGTTCAAACATGGCAATGAGTTGTTTTGATAACGACTCAGAGATTACGTTCTCATACGTCTGTACTAGGTGCTTCATCTTCTGGGGTGTCCTCAACTTCTGGTACATATTGCCCATACTTAAACTCTTTACCAGCAGCAACGTCTAGTTGTTGCATGATATCTTCAGTAAAGTATTTCTCTGGATTGTTATTAATAGTCTTACCAAAGGTCTTTGTACCATCAGGCAACTCAATACGAGTTGATACTGACTTAAAGATGTCATACTTAATTGCTAATTCTAACAGTCCATAATACCTGTCTAACCCACGTTCATACATCAGACGTACATCTACCATCTTATGTTCTATGGTCAAGCGAGACTTAGCATTCTTACAGTGAATGATGTTACCAACAACGGCAGTTCCATCCTTCTCTTTCTTCTTAGAAAGATATACGATAGATGAAGCAGCATACTTCAGTCCAGAACCACCACCCATTTCTTTGGTAGGGAACATAGAACCAACTACATCATATGTGTGATTGGTGACAATCATAGGTACTTTTGCTTTACCTAGTTTCAATGTCAGTACACGAAAGGTAGCCTTGACTATCTGTGCCCGTGTCATATCTTTAGTCTCTTTACCTTCAGCAGTATCTTCTACTTCTTTAGTTGTAGATAACATACCAAGTGAATCTAGACACAGCAACATAGGAGCACGTTGTCCTTCTGGTGTTTCTAGATACTTGTCTACAATTTTAAGAGATTGAGTTCTAAACTCTTGTACTGTGGTAACAGGTAAAATAACCATACGATGTGGGTCGATACCCCTATCAATTACCATCTGTTTTGTAATAGCAGATTCAGACTCAAAATACAAAACACCCGCTTGTGGGTTTGCATCAAGGAATGCCTTAACCATGCCCATGATAAAGAACGTCTTACCTGTGGCACTCTCGCCTGCGATAGCAGTAATCTTATTGGCAGCAAGTCCACCATAGATACTACCAGACAGTAGAGCGTTGAAGATATAAGAACCAGTGTCAATAAACGAATCTACATCTCCTGCCTCTACACCTTCACTTACTAATGCAGCGTATTCATTGCCCGCTGTCTTGGCAATATCTTTCAAAAAGTCCAATTATAAATCTCCTTCTTCTCTGTTTTCAGAACGGAATGAATCAAACCCATCAGGGTATCGTGATTCAAGTTTGTCTGTGTTCATATATATGATTTCCTCTATATTAGTTTCTAGAGCAATACACCCTTGAACGAGATACCACAATATATCACCTAACTCTCGTTTGGCGTGCCATACTGTATGTTCATCCATAGGTTTCCCTTGGAATAAACACTTCTTAACGATCTCAATAAATTCACCACTCTCAGCACTTAAGCCCATTGCAGCAGTAATTAGACGTTCTGGGGGAACACCGTGTTCATCAATAATGTCTAAGGCATCACCAAATGCATCTGGGTCTTTCGACTCATCGCTGGTGACTGCATCAACAAATCTTTGATAGTCTAGTAGTAAAGTTTCATCAATCATATCGTATCTCCTTCATAGTTTTTTTCATTGTATATATAATACCATATTATATCGCTATTGTCAAGAGAGAATTACACTTTTTTGTGGAACTTGAATTCCCGTAGTTTGTGTCTGCCATCCTGTAGCAATCTCATTCATAGTAGGAAGTAC